AACACCCGGTAAAGAAGTTCCTGTAGTCCAAGTACCTAAAGTACCGTCAGGATTAATAGGGGCTGTATAAACTGTTGAAACAACACTCCCGTTATTCCCGCCTAACAAATAAACTCTTGAATTAGTGACTATTGCTTGGGAATAGTACAAAACACTCGGTAAAGAAGTTCCTGTAGTCCAAGGCTGAATATTAGTAGACTGAGTGAAGTTGATCGCCCACTGGCTTTTCCACGGTTTTGCGTTACACATTTGAAAACTGTAGGTATCACCTATGGCAGCATAAAGATCAGCGTAGGTAGTCGTATCTAACAATGAACCATCACATGCTAAGCATCCAGTTGGTGCAGATAGGCCAGATTTTATGATTGCACCAGATGGTAAACCGCTCCCTCCACTCGCAGCAGACCATGCAGGATTACCGCTTGAAAGAGTAAGAACCTGACCATCCGTACCCTTTGCAAGCCGTGTAGGAGTGCCAGATGTACCACCAATAATAATATCACCGGCTGTGGTCATGGGGTTGGTCATACCAGAGCCCCCTTCGATAACAATGTTGCCTGAACCCAAAATACTGGTGCCGTTAATGGTCTTGATGTTGGTGTCGCTGATAAGAGTATCTTGTTTAGCGGAAGGGGCAATAGCAGCCCAGCTAGTTAAGCCAGCATCATAGGCTTGTACTGTAACACCTATATCCGCATCTTTTAGAATAGTAGCATCTGCAGGCTCATATACTCCGGCATGGTTGTGTGATGTAAGACTATAACCAGATAAATCTTGATCCCCTGTATTGGTCCCACTAACGGCGTTAAGGGCAGTAATGTTGCTGTGGATGTCCGTTGAATATGTACCTAGCGGTTGATACCTAGCATCGCCCCTTGTTTCGTTTAAGTATTGTGTGTGGTCGTCATCTAGCAATCCTGATAAATTTCCGTGGTCTGTTACGCCGCCCGTAGCAGTAGAGCTTATTACACCTTCAGTGATAGTGATGCTTGTACCATCTATCTTGACACCACCTAGAACGGTTGTAGAGGCCGCAGGCAAGCTATAAGCAGCAGGAATACCAGTCAAACCGGTATGGTCAAGTGCATCGTGGGCGGTTTCGTCAAGCAGCCCTGTGATAGACGGGATAGTCGGTTTGTCAGTCAGGCTGTTGTATGACTTCTCCGTGAGGTTGTTGAGCGAGTGATTATGCGTGGTTAGGCTGTAACCACTTAAATCCTGATCTCCAGTGTTGGTGCCGCTTACAGCATTAAGAGCGGTTATGTTGCTGTGTATGTCAGTCGAGTAAGTGCCAATAGGTTGATATCTAGCATCGCCTCTTGCGTCTGTATGATACTGGCTGTGGTCATCATCAGACAAGCCAGTTAAAAGCCCATGGTCAGTTACTCCGCCACCAGACCCACCCGTTGAGGATATAACACCGTTAGAGATGAGAACCGTAGTACCGTCTACCTTTACGCCGCCGAGTACAGTGGTTGACGCAGTTGGAAGATTGTATGCTACTGGTATTCCTGTTAAACCAGTATGATCAAGAAGATCATGAGCTGTCTCATCAAGTAGTCCTGTTATAGAAGGTATGCCTGTAAGTCCAGCATGGTCTAGTAAATCATGTCTTGTTTCATTTAAGTACTGAGTATGGTCATCATCACCTAGGCCAGTTAAAGCTCCGTGGTCTGTTACGCCTCCTCCACCACCAGTCTCTAGTGCTACCCAGTTTGCGTTGTCAATTCCACCAATAAGCTGATAATTAGCCTGAACTACACCACCAACGTAGACAATCATCCCTTCTCGCCTACGATCTGCGGGAATAGCGTCTCTTTCTTCTGTAGAAGATACTTCTTTTAATCCACCTCTACCGTACAAAGAGTCATGTGTTGCGTATGTATCTGTTGTGTCAGATGGTGCAATAAAACCACCAACACGAACTGAACCGAGTATTGAAGCCATATTCTCCCTCTAGCTAACTACAATGTTAATAGCAGCGCCTAATATGTTAGTAGACCGATACACTCTGTAATCAGTTGCAATGCCATTTACATTTGTTATATTTACTGTGTAAGGTGCTTCAAACGGAACATCCAGATTAGTACTCTGGTCTTTAAATGTAGCAGCTGTTCCAAAAGATGTTGGATAGCAAAGGTATTTATAACCGCCGCCAATAAAGGAATATGTACCTGAGAATCCAGTTGCTAGTCCAGATACTCTTAATGCTTCTATTTCTGATTCTATCAATGGAATTATTGTAGACTCCCCATAGAATCTTCTCCACTGCCAAGCTATAGATACATCTCTTGTAAATATTACAGAATTAGTATTAACTGCTGAAATTCTCCATGTATGGGATGTTGCTGTTGTTTTTTGGACTGTTCCAATATTTAATACTTCAGACCCATCATTAGCCAGCCCAGATGCTAACGTTGTGCTTCCAGTTACATCCAAAATAGAAATAGAATTTGAACTTATATTAGAACTATTTGTTGTAGCCCAAGTAAAAGTATTATTACCAGTTAAGGTAAGACCGACCTCTATAGGTGAACTTTGTCCAAAGGAAAATGATGAGAATGTTGGGGATTGGTAAGGATAAAGAAGCGAAGTCCACATCTCTGTCATTGTTTTTGAATCAAAAGTACTCCCTGATGAAATACCACCAATAGTTGTTGGAACAGGCGTGGTGTTTGTATAAGTCTCAGAACCACCTCCTGATACGACCTTGTATGTACCATCATTAGCTAGATAACTATTACCATCTCCATCTGTAACAATAATGCCATTTGCCTGAAAAGCTGTAGTATCTTCGTAAGCAGCAGTGCCTAATTCAGAAGTCTCCACATACTGAGTGTGAGGGTCTGTCTTAGCTTCATGTACACCTATAATCTGATCAACAGATATAGTCTTAGCTAAACCAGAACCATCCGACACAGGTACTTTGTTAGACCCTGCTGAGGTAGCAATTAAATTAACATCTTGTATCTTAACGTCTGGCATAAGTTATTGCCTCATCCTATCGCCGTTGTCCCAAAGAATGAAATCACCATTATCCCAAAGCCAAAATATTGCAGCCAAGAGAGCTGGCGCACCATCCACAGAAACTTGACTATATGACGCTGACACTGAAGCGACTTGACTATATGACGATTTTTGAAGACTAGTGATTGATACTATCATTTTGTAGATTCGGGCGCAATAACCACTGTGCCTTTATAAGGCTTAATTACATATCCGAATGTGTCTTCTATTTCGAGGTCATAAACAGCATTACCTTTTGGTAATGAGGAAGTGTCAGACGCTTCGAGGCGCACCAATAAATAACAACTACCATCTAGGTCGTCCTTTAGTGAGTCAATAACAGTAGTTGGTAAATGACACTTACCGGTATTGATCATACCTAAAATGCCACTCTTATTTAAAATTGAAATGTCGAATGAAACTAATTCAGAAGGGGCCTCATAGGTCGATCGAATCATACCACGAGCGCCCGCTGTTCCTCCAACATAACCTGACATATCTAACGGGACATTGTCCCGGGTTGTCACAAGGATTAACCATTCAAAAGTAGACCCTTGTTCAATCCTGAGGTGATGAGTTGCCATGATTGCCCCCTGACGGTTGCTTTATAAGGGGCTCGATATGCTCAAGCCCCGTGGTAAAACAGCCGTTAGGAAAGCTGCTGGATGTTGACGAAGTCGCCGGTAGCGGTGTCTGACAGTGCAGCACCTTCCAGTACGAATGTTTGCAGTTCGTTGCTGATCAGGCTAAGGTCTTTCAGCGGGTCAGGTCTGAAATTAGGAATGGTGATAACAACGGGCGCGTTACTGTCGGCAGTGTTGAGACCTTCAAATCGCAGGCTGTAGGTTTTCTGAGTGTCTTTGAATGCCTTGGTGTTGGTCTGCGCTGCAAAGCTGTAGGTGACTGCCACGGTTGCGCCGTCTGCGATGAAATCAACAGCGCTGGCGGCAGTCTGCTCGGCAGTGGTCAGAAAATAGATGCTGCCACTGTTAGCGTCTACGGTGTAGTTTTCATCCACCACGTAGGTGATTGCGCTGTTAATTCCGGTCCCCTTGACTACCACGCTAGACACCTTGATGTAATCCAGCGGCACAGAGTAGCCCAAACGGGCAACGATGTTGTCAACTTCGCCGGTACCAGCAGCAGATGTGGCAACGGTGGCAAACATGGCTGTTTTCAAAGTGTCAGTGTCGAATCCCTCCAGCGTGATGCTGGCTGTGCAGTTTTTGTCCGTTGCAAGACGGAGATCTGTCAGGCGGTTGCCGGTACGGGCTTCTTTATGCTCAATAACCGTGGTCTCAAATGACAACTTTAGCTCCGGCACGTTTCCGATGTCACGGTATCCTAGCAGTACGCCGTTGCTGTCTTTTTCGGCCAAATATACAATCCCTTGACCGGAATAATAAGTGGTTTCTGTGGCTCTTGCCATTGTATTACCCCTTTCACATAGTTAAAATTGTTGTAATGTCTCGCGTAAATACGCTAGGACGGGCTACTGTATAGATCTGCTTAATAATACCTTCAGTGGATACTGATTCTGATTCAAATTCAATTGAAGATCCCTGGGTTCTGAATTTCACCAATGAAGCCTGGGCCAACCTTGCAAGCCTCATTGTCCACGGATAAGAGGCTGATCCGATTTCAATAAGAAACTTCAAGACAAGACCTGTGGTCGATTTGGATTCTGAACCAAAATACCGTACCCAAAATACACCTTCGGGGCATGCAACTGAAACAGCCATTCCTGTCATATTCCTCTCAGCTGACGAAGCGCTAACTTCAATACCTGTCGCTGAAGATGAAGTTCCAGTAAGACGAGTGATGATGTCTATCACCGCTTGTTCTTCAAATAAAACTGTTTCAGACACACCAAACCTCTGTTTTGTATACGCAGCTGAGTCCTACCACTGCGGCAACGATAACCTCACCGACATCTGCTGCTGACATGTTAATACTAGAGACAAATACAGGTTCTTCTAATATATCGCCTAGAAACGGATCCAATGAAAACTGATGCACAATAGTCTCACAGAAACTTCTGATCTGTTTGGGGGTGAACTTTGAATCAACAAAAACACCAACCTCAACAGTTAGGGTGTGTCGATGATATCCGACGCTGGTCCCGCTAGGTGAAATTTCACAAAGCAAGTCCCAAACTACTATTGCTGGCACATCCTTTTTAGCAGGTGGGAGCTTTCTCCAATCAAAAACTCGGCAACCAACACTAACCTCATCAGTGTCAACCGGATACCTAACAATTGACAATAAAGTCAAAATCGCATCAACTATTTCTTGACGTTTGCTCACTGAAACCTAGCCTTTACTTCATCAAGACTAATTCTTGCTACACCTCTAGGGGCTTGCTTACTGTATCCTCCTACTGTTTTGATTGTATATGGTTTTGTTGTAAATAGTCCATATTCAATAACACGTGAGTAAGGCAAGTTATTGCTCAGCCAAATTGATTTAGGGATCTCAGTCAGGCCTTTAATGGGTGCTAAACCTTTTGAACCACCTGTCAAGATAGGTGTTGTTATCGGCCTATTGATTGAAAGTTGCCAATTAGACCTGAATCTGCCTGAATCTACTGGGGACTTAATGATAACCTTTTGATAAAGATCCATGGCTATCTTTTGAACCATAAGTAGACCGCGATCCGGGGCATCTTCAATAGCCTTTTTAACCTTAGACATTCCTTGTAAATTTAATGTTAGCACGGGATCACCGAAGCCTTAAAGGCAATGGACTGGCCTCGAAAACAATACTCAATCACTTCATTGATGGTATAGTCACCATTTTGAAGTATAAGGATGTCGCCTACTTCACAACTCGATGCTGAAATAAAAACAACCGAATAGTTGTCAGCACTCTTGCCCTCTTTGTGGCCTTTTTCAGATTTGATAAATGCCGCAGTAGCATCTATACTTGTCGTTTCAGTCACATTTTCATGAAGTTCAGAATCATAGCCGAGATCATTGGCTCTTGTTATCAGGCACTGTTCACCATACTTGCCAATAAATGCCTTGATTGATTCAAAAGTCATGAGCGTACCACAATGTTTGAGTTTATAGTTAAGTCTGACAGCAAACCGACGACAGCAGGGTATTGAATTATGTTAGCTGAAGAATACGTAATAGCAATTTCCCCTACTCTTTCAGAACTTACACCCCGTTGAATGGGAGTAAAGAGATCTGTGCTTAATGACAGCAAAGCAGCTTCACAAACAGCATCTTTCAATTGCTTCGGAACAGCAGGAATAACTTGGGCTGATGCCGACAAAATCAATGTCTCCTGCTGGGAATAATAAGTTCTTGGCCAGCATAGTGGTTGATTCAAATCATAAAGGCTGCCGATCCACTTACGCCGGAATGTATTATCGACATACTGCGTAGCTTTGATTAAAGCAGCATCCTTTTGGGTCGAGGTTAGCGCAGCCCAATCAGTATTATTCCTGTCGGCATGGTACGCAGTAGCGTCAGCTTGTGACACATAGCTGTTGGCACCGGCGACAACTGTTCCATCTTCAACGACAAGGGCCATCGGTTAATCCTCAGCAGGCTCGGCAGGCTCAGCAGGCTCGGCAGGCTCGGCAGGCGCTTTAGGTTGTTTAGGCGCCTTGGGTTGCTTTTCTTGAGTCGGAAGACTAATCTTCTCAAACCTACTGTAGGACTCAGGGACTTCTCCGCAAACTGCATCGCAATGTTCAATAAAATCAGTGGGTGTTATTGCTGAAGGGTCTCTCACAACCATGCTATGAGCTTTCGCGAAAGCCTTATCTTCAGCAGTAGCGCCTGTTTTGAATATGATGATTTTTATAGCCATCGAAGAAATCCTTATGACCAGCACCTACCATTTGCAGTAGGTGCTGGCATGGTGAGGTTAACTTACAGGGACTTCAGGATTACGCCAGCGGTATCCTTGTTGTCACTGGCAGTCTTATCCCAGTTGGTGCCGGTGCCGAGAGCTGCGTCGGTAGGCGACTTGCCACCGTTGGTTATATCCCAGGTGTAGCCCTTGACACCAACGTTGTAGGTCCACTCAGCTTGATAAGTGGTGATGATGTTCTCGTTACCAACAGTATCAACCATAACGGCGTTGAAGTCGTTATTGGATTGAACAGCAACACCACCCTCAACCAGACCTAAGCTGTAGTAGTTGTCAGTCGTCAGATCAAGGAACAGCGGAAGTGCATCAGTTACGATAAACAGACGACCGAACGGATCGCGAATGACGTTCACATTTTCATAAGTGAACAGGTTCTGGCTGTTGGTCAATGCATTGGCAAACAAATCTGACATGACCTTGGAATGAACAACCCAGGCCTTAATGTCCATCATACGATCGCCAAACTTAGCAGCGGTGGTATTCAAAGCCGAGAAACTTGCGACAGCGGCAGTACCATCATACAGAACAGAAGTGTTGACCGAGGTTGCTGCGACAGCGGCACGAATAGCAGTATTAACCATGTCAGCCATTTGAGCTTTGGCGAGTTGCTCACCAATCTTCAGTGCGGCCAGGGCAGGGTTCTGCTTGATCCAGGTGTATTGCTGGGGTTGGTAAGCAATAGGGGGCGTCCCAGCAGCAACCTTAACAGATGCGTTATTCAGCATCTCAAGGGCCTTGGCTGTAACAGTGCCAGTCCCGTATGCGTCACGCCGACGAACCAGACCAGAAATTGCTTTGAAAGATGCTTCGATGCTGAAGTCACCAGCGTTGTCAGCAGGGGCCAATGTAATGGCACCAGCGGAGGCTGCGTTAAACAGATCAACTTGCTGAGCAAGAGTCTCAGTCATTGCAGTATAGGTTTGTTTGTTAAATACGGTAAGATCGAACGCCATGGTAAATTCTCCTTAGATGTTACGCAGTGCCTACCGATTCAAGATAAGCAATTTTTTCTGCGTCAGTTTTGCATTCTGCGAGCGAACGCGGTGCCCCTCCTTTGCTGGAGGAGCTGGAAGAGCTTGCTCCTGAGCCTGATGCTCCTGAGCTTCTTAAAATACGGTCTTTCATCGGATAAGCATCGACAATCACCTGGACCGCTTCGTCAAAAGATGCCGGTTCGCCCGGACGTTCACGACTGTAAATCTTGTTCCCTCCAAGGTAAGCAACAACTTGGCCATCTTCAATCTTGAAACTATTGCCGAAAGTCGCTTCCGCGATATCAGGTGGCAATATCAACTTCTCGTTGATAAATTGAGATGACTTGAAGCGATTGCTGACCTCTAATTTGTAGATGTGGGCGTCCTTACTTTGAAGCTCTTGGTCCTTCGCGGACAACTTGGCTTCATACGCCTTTTGTATTTCAGCTTTCACCTCATCAATATTAACTTTAGCACCCTTTCGGATGTTTTCCAATCCCCCAAGAGTGTCAATTTCCGATTTGAGTCGAAAGAGTTCATCAAGATCTAAATCTGCAACCTTGGCATACTTCTCTTCGAGCTCTCTGGCCTTCAAGCGGTGCCCTTTTGACTCGTTGTTCAGTTCAGCAATTTTGGCGAATAGCTGTTCAGCATCCACTGAAATTTCTTTGCCATCATCGTAAACGTATACTGGTTTACCTTCTTGTAGAACTGTTGCGCCGTTTTCATCAACCTTGAGTTTCATTGCCACGGTTGGGATCTCCCCTGCGTATTAGTCACCCTTCTCGGGTCATAAACAAAATAAAAGCCGTGACTGCCTATAAACACTAGCAAACACGGCTTCGCGCCATCGTAAAGATAAGATTACAATTTAATTGTAGCAGAATAATTAAATCAAGTCAATATATTTTTTAATTCTTCCAAAGAAAGCTCATGGCCATTATCATTGACGAAGTCTGACATACCTGCCTTTCCTGACAAAAACAATTCAGAACGGGCCGGACCAAGCACTTTACGAACAAAAGACTCAGGTTTTGACTTGAGCCAATCTCCATACGAAAGATCTTCAGGTACTTCACCATCCATGGAGGCCCTAACGCTCTTGGGTACCTCATCAAGGTGTATCCCAAGCTCTTTCCAACTCTTTGTTATAGGGGCCATAAATGACCTGCATTGCATATGAGCAGGTGGTCGTGGGCCTGAACTCAAAGGAAATATCTGGCCGTCTCTGGCTCGACAAACTGATGTGGTGCGACCGTCAAGAGTGGATGTCCACCTGAGTCCTTTAAGAATGTCACCATTGTCTCTATAAAACCTATCTGCAACTTGATTTGATACAGCAGAAATAGATGTCCTCACTAATGATTTCATCTGGCGGTTAGTGGCATTAAGTATACCATCTTTGTAATCAAGCGCCCTTGTTCCTTTCAAAGAAGCTATAACCTCATCAGTTGTTTTCCCGTTAATAACGCCGAGCTTGATTGCGCCTTCAAACACCTGGATCTTCTTGTCAAGTATCTGCTCAAATATTTCATCTAAGGTATAAGCAACCCCTTCGCCCATTCGAAGAGCTGAAGTGCTTACAATTCTAGAAATGGCTTGGGGAGTTGGAATTTGTAAGCCGTAGAATGAATCAACGACAAACATAGACGTTGCGTTAGCAGGGTTTCCTTCAATAAACCCATCAGGACTAAGAATTCCTTTCTTTTCTAAGTTGTCGAAAAACCCAACAGACTCTGGTAACCGTGAAGCTTTCGGGGACCAGAGCCCTTCATAACCAGCTGTCTTCGCATGCCCTGCAGAATACTGAAGGAGGGCCGTGCCTATATCCTTAGAACGAAATGCCTCTGATACTTCAATATATCCAGTTTTCAGCCACCTGTCGTCAGCATCCTGCAATCCGAAAGTTAGAAACCCGACCTCTTTTCTACCAAGTGAATAACTTGCCTTGAACCAATCTTTTGAAACTTCAGTAATGTTTATGTTAACTGGAGGCAACGCCTCCCTAAAGATGTTGCCTAGTATGTCAGACTTAGCTTTAGCAAACGCAGTTAATTCCGAAAGTACAGACTCGTAACTAGAAGTGGTTGCTTGCGAAAGAATTGGTATACCGCGCTGCTTGAACTGGGGGAGATTCTCAACAGTTTCAAGCGCAGCAATATCGCCAAACTCTATCTGGGTTGTTACGGCATTTGTAATCTTATTGGTAAACGATTGTAAACTTGTAACTAAACCTATTAACTTATCGTATATCTTGCTGTTGGTTGACATTCACGGACCCCATCTCGAGACTAACACTCGAATCTTCAGCATCTATATCAAAATCTTCAGAAAGAATGCCATAATCTCTAAGCGCAGCTAAATATGAACGGCGGCTCAAATCACCGATGGCCCGAGCTTTGGATATCTCAGCTAGTTTGACATCAGGTGAGAGTTGTGATGACGTTAAAGAGTTTAGTTTTACTAAACCTGATACAGGTATGTTAGACCATTTGCTAAAATAATAAAGAAGAAGATTGGCGGCATCTTCCCAACTTAACCTTATCAGTTGGAGTATTGACTGGGCTTCAGCTGAATCAATGGAATGAGCAGTAGCTGTCTGCACACCAGGCTTGGAGTTGAGTAGTGGGGCCATCGACATTGCTTCCATCTGGGTTTCGAGTGCTTCTAAATCAGCTGCACCTGCCTGTATGGCCTTGCCTGTATGTTCAACGAACGAAAGGGTAGCACCTTGTTCAGCTCGCACTAAGCGGTTGGGGCCCATTTCAAATATTCCATCCTCGAGACCTGTGCCAAAGAGAATAGGTACCCTAGCCACATGCAGGATATGAGACTGGTCAGAGCTTGACTGCCAGTGCTTAATGTTGATGTGCATCAAATCTTCGAGAGGTGGCCGAGCTGACATAAACCCTGTGCGACGAGCGTATAAAGCGACAAGGGGTATCGCACCAAGTGTCATCTCGCCAGAATCTAATATCGCCCATTCGCCTTTCTCATTTTGGCGATAGGTTGACCAAGTGTTAGGGGTGATCTCGCGGATTTGTGTAACTACTGAGACCTCCTCGACGATATCTTCGAAGAACCTAATTACCTCAAGCTGACCTTCTGTGGCTTGAAAGTAGAAGAGTTGCTCAGGTTTAATATGAACAAGGTATGGGCGGATGTTAGCTTGCTGTTCTTGCTCTCTGGTGAGAATAGCCCCTGCTGTAACTGGATATTCAACAAGAACATAACTCACACCCTTTATGACTGACTCCTGGCAAACCTCAGACAAGAATTGATTTAGGTCTCGCTGTTCATGATCGCAATCCTCAAGCATAGTAATGAGTTCTGGGGATATATCCCCAGACAATTGAAAACCACCTTCAATAATCTTGCCGGTTACTTCTCTTACCGCCTTTGCGTAACGATTATAGAAGACAGATCTAAGAAGGCGATTGGCGTATGCTTTATCTGACTCGCCCTCCTCCTGTGGAAGCAGCGCCTTTCCGGCAGCACGCATAGACTCTGTGCCGCCTATTATAGTCTGGGAGAGAATCCATCGTGAAACATCATTGACATAGGAAGGTGACTTGCTATCGATTTCCATAAAGGCCTCGTAGTGCTAGTATTTTCCGAATAATTCTTTACGACATCTACAGTAGAAATTCTTCAACACCTGTAACTTTTCGTTTGATTGGGAACATCGAGTGGATGAAGTAACCAGCAGCATCAAGTGGATGGTCATGCCCTGTCGTCTTGTCTGGTTCCCCGCGTTCGTCCCATGCTTGCTGTTCAAGGCAATCACAATATGTAGGGCAGGTTTCGGGATTGACAAAATACCGCCGCTCACCAGTCGAGTTGCAGAACATTGCGTTCATGCTATTCACCCGATCTTTGACAGGAGGGTTGGCATTCGGTGCCTTTACCCTGAAGCCTGCTTCCTTGAGGAGTTGAATGTCAGTCTCAGACGCATTGACTGAGCGCCTACTGTCACCTGAGGAGTCTGGGTAGATGATAATCTGTTTAGTTGGGATATACCTGCCATGCTCTTGTGAATACTCCCAGAACCTCTCTTTGATCCGTCGGATCATATCGGGTGTGTCGAACGCATTCACTATTTCATCAACAGCATGCGGTTTACTATCACGAACGACATGGACGATTGCAGCCATTTTACCGACGTTGAAATCCATCCCTATATGAAGTATGGGGTCAGCCTTAGAAACTGTCGCAGATGAAAGATTCTTGGCTCTCTCATAGGATGAATAGACGGTACCAGTCTTAAGGTTGACGAATTGACCATGAATATATGCTTCAATCAGCTGAGAGGGGTACGAATTGAGAAGCGAAGGTATGTAATCAGGAGGTAGGTTCGCTGCGTTGTCATATGTCGAAGCTTGAATCAAACCATACATATCTGCAATTTCAGGATTCTTCCTCACCTCGTCAACAAACTGAGAATAGACGAAGTTGAAACCTTCTGGGGTCGTTGTAACGTCAATACCATTCCTGAGACCGTCAATCATGTAACGCATCCGAGCAATGATCTTGCGCCAGGCGAGAAGCGCTTTCTGCTTCTTGAGAATGTCGATCTCATCGATCAGCGCATGGCCGATCTTGAATCCAATGATGCTCTCAGGACGATCCATGGATCTGCAAATGATCGTGCCGCGATAATCGTCGCCAGAATAAACGTGCACTTCTTTGTTGGATTCGTTTATATCGACATCAAGACCCCATGGATACAGAGCCTCTTCAATTGTTGGATAGAAGATGTCGCGGATGTGAGGGAAGGTTGGTGCGAAGTAACCTGCGTTGATTCTAGGGTACTCCATGAAATGCTTGGCGAGGCCTGAGCACCCTACCCAAGTCTTGCCTGAACCAAAGCCGGCAACAAACGCCTTGAACTTGTGCGGCATCTGGATGAAGGCCGCTTGGGGCTTATTCAGTTGGACTTGTAGGGTGCTCATTTAGAGGCATCCATGATAACAATTTCAACCCGAGAGGTAGCCGTTGCTGATTCAGCATCGCCGTTTGTAACCTCTATTGACTTCATCTTAGGATACATGTAACTGGCACCTTCTGTGCAACAACGAACGCGAATATCATTACCTACCTTAACATAGGTAAGCTCTCCGGTGAGCGGATCGTATGTTGGCATATGACTAGTACGGGCAGTCTCCATCAACCACTGAATAGGGTTCCAGCCTGGGCAATTGGCGAGGGCGTCTTCAATCATCTTGCTGTTCACACGGTTAGTGGTGCCTGGTTTCCTTCCGCCAAACTTGGGCCCACCGGGGGGTCTGCCACGAGACATATCAAAATACCTTTGAAATCTAGGATAGTTAACTGCTGTATTGGTATTATAATGAAAATCAATCAGGAAATAAAGAAAAAATATGAATTTTAATAAAACAAATTTTCTATAATAAAATCAACCCTTTATATACACCACCCAAGATACCTCAATAATCTCGGGCATTTAACCCCGGCTTAATATCCTTAATATCCTAATTTACCTTTTATCGGTAAGTTACCCAAATCACCCCTGTTTAGCTTAATATTGTCTAACTTGTTTATATATATAGCAAATCTGAAGATAATATTAACCCTATTAGGTCTATTAGGTGTTTGAACCCGTCTAAAAAATTTTTTCCTTCCATTCGATCTGCTATATATAATAGAATTTCAAAATCCCAGCGTAACCTACCGTTCTACAAACAGAAAAAGGATATTAGCCGGTTAATATTTGGCCAATATCCTTAATATCCTTAATATGCTTAAGAATGTCAAACGGTTAGACCCACCTAAAAACTGTGAGCCCCCATATTTACTATGTGGAAAGAGCAAATGTATTTGAACAGCGAGCTGTCGTGACCATCAACCTATCGGTCACAGCTCAAGCCGATAAGCAATCATATAGCATTTTTGACAATCAATCAAGAACTTTTTTGCCTCGCGTAAAAATTTCATACAGCTCTGCAAAATCAATTCGATCCAACCAGTGGGCCTCGCACACAAAGAACCAATCTTCTTGAAGCGCACCTTCACAGAGCAGCTTGCACGCCATATGGTCAAACAAGAAGATGTCGTTCTTCACGCGACACATCACCCACACCCCACCTGACAACTCTCCGCGTACCTTTATCCAATGCTTCTGCTCAGGCCTCAGTGGTAGCTTGACCTTTGTTGTTGGTCGCTTCGGCCACTCAGGGACATATTTTAGCTCCACCCAGATATTCCCTCCAGGTACCCCTATTGACACATCAGGAACACCATTGCCGGCTGACGACTCGATACGTGTCATGTGACACTTGCCACGCAGACCATCACGAACATACTTCCACAGGTCAGACTCTCTCATACAGCGATCCCTTTCTCGCGACATAACCTTCGCCACACGTTGCTCATGCTGGCACGACCGGCTTTACGGACATCTGGATATTCCTTTTCCAGTTTTGCGGTAATATCCTCCCAAGTGAACTGACGCAGTCTCATGGATGTTATCCGCTTGAATTCTTTCTTTACTATTGCTTGGAGCCACCCAGAGTTACCATTCACTTTTCGATCATGCGGGTAGTTGTTTACTTTTTTGATCTTGACCTTTGCGTGATGGTTAAACTGTGACAAGTCTTCTTTGAAATAGCCACACATGATACAACTTGACGACGGTGCTAAAGGCATACCAAACCCAGCAGAGACATTCGCTCTGATATAACCACCGTGCTCTACAATAAGTCTGCCGCCACATTTCGGACATTTTTCTGTACTACCCATCAGTTCCTCCTCTGCTGCTTTAACCCCCATTTGTTTTCTTCCTCAAAAAGTATTCTGCTGCGTCATTAACTGCTTTCTCATACCTTGCCAGCGGTTTGCACGGCTCATCATAAGCATGGCGATCGCCTTTCTTGTGGTGGCTCAGTTCTGTGCAACCCAACCAAGTAGGGCATTCTTCCAGCAGATTCCATAGCAACCGTTCTGCTTCACTGGTCAGTTTCTTTTTCATGTTTTTCACCTCTTCCAGTAAGGCTTTGGCACAATCAATAGGAATTCCGATTCTGCCAGCCCTGCCTTAAATCCATCATCGTAGTCTGTGTTCATTTCATCCCCATGATAGCAGCGGCAATATTCTTTTTTATTGCACAATGGTTGCACTCATAGTCACTAGAACAACTACATTCGCAAGTATCGTCTGCCTCCGCCACTTCCGCGCACCGTTCTTTCATAACGGCCACGCCGTTTGCGTAGCCCGCAGCGGCACCGGCTTGATAGGCGGCTTGCATATCAATACCCCAGCCTCCGATCAAGTGTGTGTTCTTTTTATAGTCTTTTGCCCACTTCTCAAACTCATTCATACATCCTCCTTTATCAACTCTAAACATGCAGCGACTACAGCTTCACGGCGGGTAGTCTTGCCGGTAATCTCTACAATTTGAACATTACAGTAATCATCATATATCGCAAATCACCATCCGTCAGTTACATCACTTGTTCGCAAAACAGGATGGTATTTTTTCTCTACCAGCGTATCCAACAGGCTCATTGCTGCGTCATCGTCGTTGAGGTAGTCTGGAACATGTTTGTTTATGTCACTGTGATATTCTTCCCATTCCTGCCATTTTGCCAAACGCTCGTTGTCAGTCATTTCTTACCTCCATCATATTTGCCAATAGCATATCCGGAAAAAAGAGCAAAAATAATAGGCACAACATAAGCAATAATCTCGTTCATTTCTCACCTCCGTACTCTATAGCGGCAATTGCTTTGGCCGCATCCTCTCTACCAAGAGTGTAGTATGACTTAGGTGATGGAGGAAAGTCTGTCTGTTCTGCTACTTCTTGCGCTTCCCTCCTGCACTGCTCCCACCCTTCACGTCGTGCTTGGGCTAGTTGTTCTTTAAGTGATGGTCTAGTATGGCAGTCACACCATATTGTATGATTAGCTACGTTGCACATCCCTCACCCTCCTATGCGTCAGCAGCAATCTTATGTGCTATATGTTGCAATTCCACATGATCCATTGAATGTACTTTAGATGCACAGGCGGTTCCATCTAGATAGCGCATAATACAGTACCGTTCTTCATCTGTTAAGGCAGGTATATCCAATGCAACATATAGTGCATTTCCATAGTATGCCTCCCCAAGTGCCGTTGCGATTAGCTCTTTGGCTATCTGGTAGTTATCGTATTTACTCATCCCTCACCCCTCCAGTTTCATAATCAGTACACGGACTTTTCCGTATCGGACCGAATTGTCTAGTTTGTGCGTTTCGCTGGAACATAAATTTAATCCGTACTGGACATCAAACAACCCCTCCACCTCAACCCCTGCCTTATATCTGTCAAGTTCTGCCCTTGCCTCGGCAAGTTTGCCAACCGTTTCAGCGTGTTTATTCCGCTCTTTATCCAACTCTGCTTCCATAATATTACAGTTATCATGCCATGCTTGAGCAGATGCTTTTGCCTCTGCAAGTTGCTTCTCGTATTCGTCAATCGTAAGCAAGGCAGCATTCAGAGCATCGGCTTTGCATTCGTAGCGTTCCTTGAGGTCGGCAAGCTGGCGTTCAAGCTCAACATTCTCATGCGCTAACTTGTCTACTTGCTCTTGTTTGTGGGATAACTCACTTCTTACCCATAGTAGCATTTCACGCTCATTAAACTCTCTTTCATTACAGATGTTCCTATTGCAATAATAATCAAGCATATCTACAAAATTCGTTTGTCCTGTGTAATTCATCCCTCATCCTTTTATAACCAGCCGCTAGACCGGACGTTTGCGTTGGCAAACTATTGAGCCGGTCAGCTATCTGTTAGGAACCAATTTCCCCTCGGCTTGCTGTTGGTATGCACCAGCAAGAATCTCTAACTGATTTGCTGCTTTGCGTAGGAAACCAGCGTTCTCTGTGTGCTGCCGTTCTTCCATCCAGCAGGCAATCTCTCGCAGTTCGTCAACCGTGCTTGCCACCCAATCTGGCGCATCCGGTATTGACGATTTCGCGCACTCTGCGCACTGTGCCAAGCAACAGGTCTTTACATCGTGAATGTAGGGTTCTGCTTTTACTGTGCATGATTCCATTTTCTGCCTCCAATTTTTGTTTTGTTATCGGATCAACCGGCCAAGTGCCACTCCCGTTTGGGTAATACTCAGAGTGTAGTAAATCTTCAGCGTCGCGGGGCAACACCGACTTACCATCATCTAATAACAATGTCGGCTTGCCATCCCATCCAAGGGTGGTTTTCATGACTGGCCTCCTTTTTGGTGCTCCCACTCTTACCGTGCGGCAACACGGCTGGCACAGACCCCACTCCTAGCTTGGCAAAAGCATCGGCGGCAGGGCGATGGTTGGCTACTGTGCCATTTTGGTTCCTAACGTCTCAATCCAGCGGACTGACGCCGCTGATCTCGTGCTCGTTATATGCTTATCAACTTTCGTTGTAATCGCTTTCAAAAAAGCCCCGCCCACCAAGGAGAGGGGCTTTTTACATTCATAGGTGTTTCTCTCGGCTACACAATTGTCCATTCAGAGGGTTTTGCTTCTGTCGGATCGCGGGCAACACTGCCATCACCATTCGGTCGTTTCATCTGGAACACCTCCCTTCGATCAAGATATGCCCTGGCATATAACCAGAACATTCGACCGTATAAAACGGTCAATTCAAGCCGTTAGATTACTCTGCCAATGCCCTTATCTTTTCCGCCAGATAATCAGGATCAACAAAAACATGAGGACTCTGTATCTCCATAACTTGAGCCGACGCTTCAATACCTTGATTGAAAAACCACCGGAAAAGGTCTTGCATGCTGTGGTGATAGTCTGGGTCGCTTTCGTCCAGATATTGCTGATATGCTGTGTCAAAATTCATTGCTGAACTCCTTTGGAAATCCGCTTGCCTCGCGCTCAATCTCATTGCTGATCATTGTCAGTACTCCAACAATAGCGGCATACGGGAGATATGGCCCACGGTGTTTGTCAACAGTTTCTCGAATTGATGTTTCAAATTTTGCAATTTCAGTTTGAACTTTTGTCATGTATTGCTCCTTTCGCAATCTAACCACCGCATGCACTCGGCCTATGGCCGGTGATGCTTGATCCGTTAGGTACTAAACTGGCGGTGCAGGCAGTGGCATCCAGTGGGTAGCTTTCACTAACAGCTGATCCCCCTCGTTGCCAAACTCAGCTATGATCCATGCCTCATCATCTGTTTCAATACTCTTTGCCCAATGACCACAATACATGCCAGTGCCGCTCCAGAGCAGTAGACGCTCTTTTTGGGGGGCGGTGTCTATGGGTTGCCAGTTACGCAGTAATTCGTATTCCTCACGCCAGTAGCATACGTCGCATAGTTCAGGGTGTTTACCTTCTTCCCTGCCATGTGACTTTTCGTTAATGGCAAAACTTCCGCATTTGCATGGTTGCACGGTGCGTACCTAACGCCTTAATTAACGCGGACTTGCTTACTCCCCGCTCAATTTCAGGCTTTTCCTTTCTGTTTGGTTTAGGCGTCTCACTCATTCCAAATATCGCAAGCCGGTTATCCGGTTACGTTATCAACATTTGATCACGCACTCAGTAATTTTGAACGCTCCACGGCTCGGACTGTCCAGCACGTTCAGCGATCTATCGAAATCTTCGCTTGCACTGAATCCCCACCGGCCATATTTATGCCGGACGAATCCAATATCATCGGGGTTGACTTCCGCTTGCCGTTCCAGCTCCCGACATGCCGCATCTTTCAGAACATGCCCCCGAATAAAGTACGCTTCCGGTTCTCCATCCCAATAAAGTGCCATGTATGTGCCGTCTCTTTCTTTCATACTCACCTCGAAAGTTGATAACCAAGTCGCTGGAAGCCGACCAAAAGACGGCGGTTCAGCGCCAAGGCCGTTAGGGGCTATCAATTGTCTTTCTTGCCAAAACAATGTAGTCGGTTGCGTCATTTATCCGATCAGCGTCAACATGGCAATCCATCAATGAATTTATGGCACGCATAACGTGCCCAGCTGCGGCACAGCCAACATTTGCGGCTCGGAACAATCTCCGAGTGTCAGCCGGGTTGGTAGGTGGCATACCAGAAATGTGGCCTAAAACAGCGGCCGCATCCTGTAATATTTTCCGCTCCTGATTCGATAATCTCATAATCTGGGCACCTCCTTGCCCCCGATGGTTATCCCTAAGCCAAATTCTTTTTTAATTGCAGCAACTGCTAGGTAAAATGTATCCTCATATGACGGTGTGGCCCAATCCATAACATTCAGTATTTCAAGGCATTTTGTAGCAGTGGCTTTTTCAGCCCAAGCAATACCCTCAGTTCTGGCGCAATTTGCGCACTCCCTGGCGAATAACACTGCGCTAGTGGTGGTTACATGGTCCTTGTTTGCGGTAGGGAACTCAAAAAATGTTTCAGCTTTTTGTTCAATATGTTCAAGTGGCATAAAACCTCCCGCATAAATCAACTCGGACTTACTCATTTTAACCCCCTGTACCCCTTTAACAGAGTATTCATACTAGCTTCACAGGTCATATAATAGTTGTCGTAGCGTGGTTTAAACCGTTCCGGTACGTGGCCTTCATATGTCTGGTTGAGCAGTTCGATCAAGTTATCCATCTTTTGCAGTAGATTCCTGCGGTACTTGGCTAGCTTATCCCCGCCTTGATTGAACTGGAGCAGTACGTTCTTGGTCATCTCAGCATTGACCAGCAGGGTCACTTGGTACGCGTCGTCCGGTGTAAGAGGCCGGTCATAATTTTTAGGTCTGGTCATGCTCATCCTTCAGCCCCTCCTGGTCGGCGGATAATCGTAGCAGTTCTTTTCTTTTACGGCTCCCATGTTCAACCTGGACGGTTTCTTAATCATGTCAGAACACGCTTTACAGTAAGTGGCTCTCGACTTGACCGGCCTTTGGTACTCAGAGCCACAGCGGATACAGTTAGCAGTTATCATCACAACCTCCTCTTTATCCTTAGTACGTCTGCGGCGTAACGCTCGCCAGCTTTAGTTCCAACTCTTCCTGTGTTATACTTCTCCAAGCCTGATCGAAGTCGCCCCCGACTGGACTGTACCAGTTCTTCCAAAATCTTCTCAGCTTGCAGGGCCTGCTCACTGGCTGTTGTATGGACTTGCCCCCAATGTTTTTCCTGTACTTGCCACGCGCCCTTGCTTGCTCCGCTATCACCTACCGCCTTCGGGTCGCCATTGCTCTCCACAACCGCGATAGCTGCCATCAGAGCTGGTCGTTTGGTCTTGACAACAGCTACTGCCATTTCCTCTGATGACTTGCTGCCGTGCTTACCGAAGAATTCAATAAACGCTCGCTCAGTTTCACTGTAGTGTGACCTTACTGCAATCGGCTCGGATTCCTTTGAGCAGTCACTGAGTACACAGAGCCCGATACCGAGTGCTGTGCATGCTACGATTGTGTACAATGAGAACTTCATAGATCGCTCAAACTTGTACAGTTCTTCGTCATAAATGAACTTTTTCATAACCCCTCCACAAACGTGATCCATAAACCATAAATCAAAACCAACAAACCGCCGATGGTGATTGCTTCCATGTCAGTTGCCCCTTTCATTATGCCAATTCATAATCCTCGGCATGAGTGCGTCCGTGAGTGAGTATGAATCGGTAACAGTCGGTTTGCTGTTACCTCTGACGCCAGCTGACTTGCCGACAAACCGGTATAGCTCTTTCCCTTCGTAGAGCTTCTTGAATGCGCGATACTTGGATGTTTTCGAGGGTAGTTCTTGATAACCGTGGGCGAGCAGATATTCGATTACAATCTTTGTTTTTGTCATGGCGCTACCCTTTCCTGAATAATTCGAGTTCGTAACGGCAAGCTTCAACTTCTGAGGAAAACTCGCGTCCGTCGCTGCATTCCCAGATAGTGACAACCTGCGCAATAGGGTAAATAATCCCAGAGACTCTCTTAGCAACCTTGCTTTTTTTACGCCGCCAATAATCACGACCCTTGCAGGTTTTACAATCACCGCATGTGCATTTTAATACTCTCATTTGTAACCTCCTGTGCATTATAGCGTTATACGTACCAGGCATGATAGAGCATACCTGGTACAATGTCAATTGATTTCTAGAGAATTGTGACCCTCTGGATGACGGTCTGGGCTTGATCTTTGTAGATGTTATGGGCCTTGACAGTTGCTTTGATTTTGAGTTCTTCACCTTCAGTGCTGCTGAATGATGTCGATAAATAAGGATGGTTTGAACATGACATTATCTCCTTTATGACGTTATGAACAGCTGATGGATAATCATATAAAACCTCTAAGGAAATGTCAATAAAAAATAAGCCGGGCCAAAAATAATTTGACCCGGCAACGATTACTTCTTGAAATATCCAGAAATACGGTCCTCTGTGGATACCACATATGTTGTGTGACATGAGTTACATGTGGTTTCTCTCGGAAGACCAACATGCACCTTCACCCAGCGCATGGTTCCGCAGCCTTTACATTTGTGAAACACCGACATCTGTGAGCCTTTTACTGGCATCTTCTGCCTCCTTTCTAGCGTGATATAGGCGCATGAGGGCATTGAACGCCACACAGGCAAGGTGATAACATTCGCCGACATATCGGCCCTCTTTGTCATACTCCTTGTTGACAGCGAGTGGATTCCTTTGCGAGGCAACAGTGTGCCTCATCTGACCGTCATAAAACCGCCGGTTAGGGTTGTCGAACGTGTCAAGACACGAGAAGTTACCGTAACCTTTCTTCTCTCCGACATTCATGACTTCAGCAAGCGGTTCAAGCAATTCCAGAGGCAAAAGATACCAGCTCTGCTTACCTTCATCAAACTTCGCACCAATTCTTTCGCTCATAATTTTAACCCCAGTCCGTAAAGCATGGAGATACACTCCTTTTCATACCACCTGTAATCAACGTTGTCTGGGAGCCGTTCGGGCAGGTCCATGATTGGTATTGCGCCTTGACTTTTTGGGACTAGGTTTCCGCCTTTCTTGTAGTTGATAGTTCCCTTTTCCCCCGTACCATAATACCAGCGAACAACCTTGCCTAAATACTTATCACCCTTAACTGCCCCCCCTTTGACATTCCTGACGGTTATGAACTTCGTGATGTCAAAGCATCCAGTGATTGTATCTATGAATGGTGTCCCAGACTTCAGCAGTTCGATGATCGCAAGATTACAGACTTCGTTTTGGGGGTTCTTTTGCAATGTGGCTGAGCCAAAGCAGCCCTTTGTCTTGACTTTCCCGTCATGCTTGATGGCGATATAGTTGTTGACATCCCTAGAGAAGATACCTTTATACCGAGATTCCTCCATTTCAAACCCAGTAATCCCCATCCACTTCTGGATGATGTTTGACATCATACTTTCAAGCTCCCGTCTACAGTAGCAGACAATGCCGTCAGTATTGGCTGAGACTACCGAGATTCCGGCATACTCAAGCTCATCGATAAGCATAAGCAAAGATAGTTGCCCCGTTACTGTGACTTGTACCATCAGCTCCGGGGCATAGAGAACCGAATATGGCGAGCCGAGCTTGCCAAAACTTCCGTTAATTGTGATTTTGAGGGCATCAGCTTTGACCTTGTCACCTGAAGCCTTGGCGTCGAGGCGCTCCTCAACAATTGCGCGGTAGACCTCTAGGAAGGTTTCTCCGAGCTGAGGCGGATATAGCCCGCAGCTAAGGATGATTGACGGGTAGTATGATGCAACGTCCCAGTCAGCAATTATATAATCGTTTCCCTCAACAAAATGCTGGCAGCTTTCTGTGGAATGAAGTCCGCCCATGCCCATCTGATAAATAGAAGACCCAATTTTTATCTGGAGATCCTCAAGACGCTTTGGCATTTTCGGGCGACCATCCTTTGTTACAGTGAATGGATCAGACGTAACGATAGCAATTGCATCCCGAAGATAAGCATTCTTCGTTTTGATGAAGTCAGGACGTTCATAGCAAAAATCTTTCTGGCGGACTTGGATCTTCGGGATCCTGCGCCCAGTCTTCTTCTGGATTTCGGACGAGATAACAGCCTCAGCTATCTGGGCGTCAGACTTGGACCGAAGATCAATCCTGTACCTATCAGACATCGTTTCTCTGAGCTGGATCTGTGGGAGGAGCTCTAAGAACAGGTATTTGGTATCGTCAAGGTCCTTGGCGCAGTAAGCGCGGACCTTGTCCATCTGTTCTGGTGCTAGGACTGTATCATGCTCATATGGCAAGTCCTCGAGGTGCTTGACATGGAGGCGCCCGCCGTAGGTCTTGAGTGACACCTGTCCTGGTGCAAGCTCAATCAGGTCAATATGGTTGATTTCAAATGGGGCCGTTTCATACTTTTGTTCAAATCGGTATGCTGGCAGGTCTTGATAAATGATGTTGTTACTAGCTGCTTTGATTTCCTGTGTTGAAGCCCCGGTTAGTGCATACCGCAATATCGGCAAATCATAATGGGTGCCGTTGAATGTGACAATCTTAAACTTGTCAATCATGTCAAGGACACCTTGTGAATCAAACTCGACACCGTCTTTTTTTTCAAAGTAGGTGATAGCGCCGTCTTTCAGGGCTTGAAACATGACAAGGAAATAATTCTGGTAGACTTCGATATCCATAAATGCTACAGGATATTTGACTTCTCCGTAAACTTTGGTTGTCGGTGTAAATATCACTGGGGCAAACCCGAGTCCTTTCTCAGGTACCTTGACTAGTTTGCTGATGTCAGGTCCGAGGTTAGCCTTGCGAACTTTCTCTTCTTTGACATCCTCCCAGAAGAGTCCGAGCGAATCGTGGCGCATTATTTCACCCCCATCATCAACCCTGAGAGCATGTTCGGTCCTTTGAATGTAACTGGTTGCGGGTATTTTGAAAAGTCGATCTCAGTGGCAGCCCCTAGAACCAATTCGAGATTCTCAGCACGGTACATCCCTTCAGGTAACGAGAATCCCCCAAAGGTAGCACTCTTGTCACCGTCTCTGGTTGAGAAGCCGTTTTCGCTTGTAACGATGATAGGTACCTTGCTGTCAGGACAAAATGGCCTAATCGCTGTGAGAGCTTGTCTCATGGTATCAGTTACCTTGATACCGGAAACCTCTTGCGGTATCATCTTAGAAACATCTGGCCAACCGAGAGCAGACAGAACAGACCGACACCAACCACCATTTTCATAGAAAAAAGTAATACTCTCACCATCTGATTCAGCCTTGTGAGTGTCATGAGAAATACGCAGAAGCTCGTCGACAAGGAACGATGGTATATTGGTATCAGTTGGGAACTGAAACGCCGGGAGAGAGGCGATTACGGCATTGTTTGTAGCGTATGCTCGCCCTTCTTGAAAGAGAATACCACAAGACCACGGGCGGCTGGCGTCATTGGAGATGAAAGGTTGAAGTATTTTGATCTCCTCCAGAAATGAGACTGACATTTCGCTCCTGGCCCCAGAGGTTGGTACTTGCTTCGGGTAAGCCTTGTGATCCTCTAGTGGCAGTTTGGCCTTGAATGCGCCCTTTCGAACCTCCATGAACTGACCATCAACCTTTATGTTCGGCTCGCCATCACAAGCATCAACAGCTTTGGTGAAATCTGTCATCGGGACAGTGGCTTCAATACCTTTGAGATCAGGACAAGGACAATCTATGGTGATTCGCCCGTTACTGCCTTGCATCCGTCCGTCGTAGATATGAAGGTGTGTGAGAATTGGTACTAAATCCTTTGAGGCTATCGCCCCACGGACAAACTGGAGTGATTGTTTCATGATATCCCTCTCTTAATAGAATAACCCTGGAGATTTATTATATGTTTGAATAAATCTTAAAGCTTCAGGTATATACATTTTTGGAAAACGAGAAAACGAACTGCCATCAACAGAATCACATCCCCAGTCAATAGCAACCCTAATTCGACGACAAGAATTTACTCTGCCCATATGAACCCACAATTGACGCGACTTGGCGTATTCAACTAGCAACCTTGATTGTTCTGATAATTTGAAATCATCAGTCCCACCAATAAATATACAACTGATTTCCCCCCATGGAACCTCGGAGATTGAAACGTTATCCTGTAAAACATACGCTAGGGGGTGTGGGATTCTCGTTTTGTATAATTCAAATAACTCGTTCGTTTTACGACAATCACCGACCACATCAGGCACAGCAACCCATTTTGGACAACGCACTGTTTCAACCATCTTCCAGAATTTTGTTTCATCCCAATTACTGAAAGCAGAATTATCACAAGCGTAGTATTCAGGGGTATCGTGGGTGTACCCAGCCTGGGGTGTAAATAAATGCCCGATAATATCACCAAATTCTTGATGATATCTACGAACAGTGCTTATGTTAGATACCAGCAATTTCATAAATCAAATAAACTTTGCTGGAAACCTGGTTGATATAGCTGAGTTTCGTACCGTTGCGCATACTTGATTAGGGCGATACGATTATAGAGCATCCGCATGACGTAATCCTCACGGAGGTCGTCAGAATCAAACCCATATTCAGCGGCGCGGACCTTGATAGCCTTCCTTTCAGATTCCGGCATGGTGTCATAATGAGCGTCAGCATCTTTTATCGCACCACTCTTAGACGATATCTGGATGATCCTAAGTTTAAGATGCGACTCCTGGATGATACCGCCGTTGACGGCAAGGCTGATCCAAGTTGCCGAGTCAACCGAACCCCACGGAACTTGTGCCATCATCCGGGCACCTGTGGCTGCCAGCCCGTGTGTCTTGACTCCAGGGATGAGCGAATGTGCTTCAAGCGACCATTGAACTCGTGACAATTCTGGCAGGTCGTTTCGTGGGGATATGCAGATGTAATCTGCTTTTGACGCCAACTTGAAAAGTTGCTCTTTTGGTTCGTTCTGATGGAAAACAGGCAGAACCCTGCCGCCATACCTCTCTTTTAGAACCTCGAAATTGTCGTCCGATATCTTCATGGCTTCGACAAGTTCTTCAGCACCGGCAGTTCTGCCTCGCTCTCCGGGGATTTTGTCCAGGTTGATCATCCACATCTCTTTGTAAAGGTGGCCATACTTCTCTAAGAACTCATCATAGACAGGAATGAGCTCATCAAGGGTTATCTCTTTCCCTTTGGACCATGCAGTAAAGGCGCCGGAATCGAGCATGATCTCGGTACGCATCCCGAGATCAACTTCAAGCAATCGCTCGCAGCCTTTGTGTGCAATTCGGCGGTAATCGCCATGGCAAGAAAAGAGCCTGTAATGGGTGTCGCAAATATCGACAACCCGCGGGTCAGTTTCAGACAGCATGCGTGCCGTACCTGAAGGGGCTCCTGAGAAAAATAGATTCATGTTACTTCTCCCAGTAAGAAGTTGGCCAGAAAGGGATTCCGCCACGTGGGGTGAATTCGCCTGTAACTGACATCGTGTGAGGGTTCAGCAAGTTGACGAGATCGTTACAGATCCGGTTGATACAAGACTCGTGAAATTCTCCGTGGTTACGGAAGGAGCCTAGGTAGAGCTTAAGAGATTTTGATTCGACACAGAGCTCGTCTGGGGTGTACCGGATCTTAATTGTTGCGAAATCAGGTTGCCCTGTTTTAGGACACAGAGATGTGAACTCAGGGCAAACGATCTCAACAGCCCCAACACAACCGTTCGGATTCAACTCATCAATAGCAGAAGGGTTGGGAAATGCCTCCAGTAGCGATGCGTCCGGGGCGTCATACTTGTAATTGGTGGTTGATTCACCTAATTTTTTGATTCCAGCTGAAATATCCATTGCTCTCTCCTTATGGTGCCCACCGTGTAAGGTGGGAAGTGTCAGGGCGAATTGCGTTTCGCCGGTGCTTTTCATTCAATGCCTCTTGCGAGGGCGGCGGCTCAGGTTTGTTCTCTTCGACGTACTGCTCGATCTCCTCTGGGGTAAAAACCTTCACGGGTGAGCAGCTTTCAGGATACGATTTCGGTAGCTTCTTCTTACTCATATCACCTCCTAACAAGAGAGAAGAATTCAGCCCGTGTCGCGGGTTCGTCCATAAATGCCCCACGTAAGGCTGAGGTCGTTGTTGCTGCACCAACCTTTTCAATCCCGCGGCTCTCCATACAGAGGTGGCGGGCTTCGATAAATACAGCAACACCTTTCGGTTGGAGGTGCTCCATCAGACTGTCTGCGATCTGGTTGGTTAGGCGCTCCTGTACTTGCAGCCGACGGGCAAAGATATCAACAAGGCGGGGGATCTTTGAAAGCCCAGCAATCTTGCCGTTAGGGATATATCCGACCCAGGCCATACCAATAATAGGTGCGATGTGATGTTCACAGTGGCTGAAGATCGGGATGTTGTTAACAAGTATCATTTCATTGCAACCTTCAGCACCGTCTTCAAACACTTTGAGTACATCTGCTGGGTTCTGCTTGTAGCCACGAGCCCAATGATTCCATGCTTTGAGGAATCGTTTTGGTGTTTCGATAAGCCCTTCTCTGGTAGGGTCCTCCCCGATATACTGGAGTAACCTGACGACAAGATCCTCAGCAGACTTTTCTTCCGTTTGCTCCCAAGGGAACACAACCCATTCTGAGGGAAGTGTGCACACAGCCTCAGCATGAAAAATCGAAGGGCTGGACTCCTTCTGGAATAGTGCGTAGAAAGGCTTGTCATTATACCGATTTGCGGTGGTGCCGCTGTCGATCAGGTCATCGACATAGCAATCTGCTTCTGCTGGATCTTCAACAATATTGAACTCATGCCCGAGAGAATACGCAACAGGTATGCCTCCGCGAGGTACAGGATAGATGTCAACGTACCCTCGGTCAAACAGCTTATCTCTGAGGCGTTTTGATGCATGCCAGATGTAGTCGTGGGTTAGAATCTTCATGTTATTCTCCAAAGTGATTTTTATATGTAGTGCGATCGATGTACTCCAATGGATCGATACAACCCGCAGAGTCAAATGCAGCTAACCTTTCCACACAAGCCCCGCACACCCCACAAGGCGTTTCCCCGCCTTTGTAGCAAGTCCAGGTGTCACCGTAAGGTACACCAAGATCTCTGCCGCGAATAGCGATGTCACCTTTGTCAATCCCCATGTACGGTGCAATGAGGTGGATAGGCTCAAAGTGACAGAGTGCTGCTACATCCTGGAGGGCTTTGAAAAACTCCGGGCGACAATCAGGATAGATTGCATGATCGCCAGCATGCGCCCCATATGCAACAGTGTCGGCGCCAATGTTAATGGCGTAGGCGATGGCCATCGACATCATCAGCATGTTGCGATTGGGCACGACGGTTTTCTTCATGTTCTCATCAGCATAGTGCCCCTCAGGGATATCCTCAGACCCTGTCAGGGCTGAATTGTTAAGTAGATCCTGGTGGATCGGTACTACGAAATGGGAAATGCCGAGCTTCTTAGTTGTTTCCATAGCTGCCAAGATCTCTTTGTGGTGCCGTTGACCGTAAACGAATGATAAGGCATGTAATTCATGACCCTGGGACGCAAGATCGTAGGCGAGGGTGGTTGAGTCCATCCCTCCAGACAGAATGATCACTACTTTTGACATTTAGAACCTCCGTATTTGTTGAATAGCCTCCGCCAGACGTAACTACGAATGACAGAAATGACTGTGAAAATTACCGTGATCCAGGTTGTCTGCGAAACTGAACGCTCTATGCCGAATATGGGCGAAATAGCAATCCATGTGATCCAGCTGACAACAAATCCGGACCCAGTGTTGAGTAATGCCTCAAGGGCTGAATGCTTACGGCTCTGCATATTCAGCGTAAGAGGTTGTTGTCTCCCAGACTCTGACAGCCAGTTTGCAGTCATAGAAGGTAAGACGTTTCTTGATCTCTTTACACACCCAGTATGCCATATTTTCAGCTGTTGGGATGTAAGGAGTCCTCATAATTCTTGGTTCCTCATCTTTGCGCGTTGGGACATTCGGGAACCATGGATCCTCATCGTGCAACACTAAGCAGTGGTCAAATGGATCAATAACCTCGTTCATAACTTTCTTAAGGTGACTAAAATCCATGATCATTCCGTCAAACCCGAGCTGATCAGCGGTGATCATCACCTCCCACTTGTAACTGTGACCATGTGGGTAAAAGCACCGCCCTTGGTGCAGCGCCAAGCGATGGGCAGTTTCTGTCATAATACTTTTACAAATCGTTGTAGGCATCACGTGCCTCCTTTCTTTAGCCTCAGCGGCTTTCTTCGTATCCGCAGTGTTGGCAATAATACTGGCAGCTATGGGCGATCATCTCTTGCTCGCAATTAGGACATTTCATCACTGCACCTCCAGCATCTTGTGAAGTTGCATTGACAGGAAGTACCCTGTTTCCAGACAGAGTTTGACTGCATTTGCGCGATTGCGGGTGGATTGTTTTGAATCCCACTCACCGATAGTAACAGGTTGGAGATATATGGCCCCAGACCCTATGTTAGGCAAGTCGGATACCTGCGTATCTTCGTCAACCAAGATCTTCCAAGAGTCAATGTACGGCGCAAGAAAGCTGTGTACCTTCTTCTGCTTAGGTGAACAAACGATATGCATCTCTTTGAGCAGGATATCAGGGATGACAGGGTCAGCAGAGCCGTTGGTTTCAACCTGTACGGTGAAGCCTTCTGCGATTAAGTCTGCGGCCAGTTCGCTGAAGTCTTGGAGGAGTGGTTCACCCCCGGTGATAACAGCAAGGCGACAGTCTTCGCACAACTCCAACAGTCTTGCCATGATCTGTGAGGAGCTCATCATCGCGCCTGCTTCGTGATCGGTGTCACAGAATTTGCACGTTTCGTTGCACCCTGACAACCTGATGAAGACAGCGGGGTGGCCCGCGAACGGACCTTCCCCTTGGATGGAGTAAAAGATTTCGTTGATTTTAAGCAACATTGTACCCTCCTTCTTTGGTTTTGATGATATTGACGATTGGTCCGCCCGAATATTTGGGATTTTTCAGATCCGAAATGGCAGTCTTAATGGATACCTCCGTTCCGCCTGTGAGGGCTTCGAGCTGGATGAGGGTATATCCGTCTGCGGGGATGAGCTCTGAGAACAGAATGCGAAGCGCTGCTTTGACTGAGGGGCGTTTTTCAATGACAGGCTCGATAACCTTTTTCTCGACAGGCGGCGTAGCCTGGGCAATTTCGAGGGTGGTATAGATCTTGTCAGCAACCTTGTCCTTGTCGCGTGCGCGGTCTATGGTCGTTCCAAAAACTTGGTTATAGATCTCGGCGAGGCGCTTTCCGGTAAGGGCTGCGAGTTCTTCGGGGGATGAAAAGGTTTGGGATTCGATGGTAATCATGGCGAGTTCCTTTCTGGCGTTATGGGTTATCGGGATGTAGTGCTCGAAGTTGAGCCATTTTGCTGCAAGTTTGTGTGCGTCGTAATCGATCGGCATCCATGTTTTCTTGAAATCGTCGATTTTAGTCTCGGCAAGGGCGCGCATATTATCCTTGAGCATGATTGCAATCGCCTTACGGCTGCGGGGTGTGACCCGCAGCAGCAAAGCAATCCGACCTTGATGATCAATGACGGCTAGCATGCTAAAAATAGTCCGGGCAATTTGCAAAATCAACTACGGATAATTCTGCAGTCCACCCGAGAGCTACTAGTTTAGCTACGGCGCGGTCAGCACCGCTACGGGTCTTAAATATATGAGCTTCTTTTTTGAGTTGCGTGCGCTTGCGGCCACCTTCAACAAGAAAAAATGATTTGGGGAATTTTGCGATGATTGCGAACATGATCTTTCTCCTTTATGGCGTTATGTGTGCTGCGATGTTGTAAATATATAAAACCTAGGCGAAAATGTCAATAAAAAATAATAGGGACACCAAAATAATTTACACCGCCAGATTTTTCTCTATACGAATAACCAGCTCAACCCCTTCAAACTGGGATGTTACATTGAATCCGGCGATGCATTTGATAAACTTTTTCTTAGAGCGACGAGCCTCAATTGCCAACCGACAGAGGTCAAGCAACTTCTCATCATCAGATCTCGTATCCATTTGTGTTCTCCGGTGCTATGATATGGAGCGCCTCCTTGGCCCTTGTAACTCCAACATACCAGACCCGGTGCTCACTGTCGGCGTCAATCTCCATCGTCTGGCGAATCTTAGTTGTCATGTCTGTGAGCAGGAGGACGTTTTGGGCTTCTCCGCCCTTGATGCCATGTATTGTGGAGATGTTGAACCTCGGCTTGGCGGTGAGCTTCTCACCTTTCTGTAGCAGCCTGAGATACCATTCCCGGTCGTCAAGCGGGATGCGAGTCAAGGCTTGGTGCCATATCTCTGTAGGCAGTTCTTTGCATCTCGGCGGTAGAAAGGGTTTCACTGTATCCCACTCATCATCAGTAAGGTACGCACCTTTCCTGTGTCTCTCCCACAGTTTGATTGCTTGTAGGTGGGTTTGATTAAGTCCGGACTCTCCACGAACGCTGTATGTGAACCCTTCTTCCCGCACAAAGGAGACGAGCTGCTGGATCTGGAAGTTATTCCGACAGAGAAGAAGCCACTCCCCGGACGATATGTCAACGGTGCCCAGTGCAGGATAATGGTCCACTGAGCCTGGGGTCGATCTAGGGTAATACTCCTTGTGATACCGATTCCTAATCTTTCCGGCAATACTGTTTGCGACAGTGTGAACAGACTTCGGGATACGGTGCGACTGCGATAAACATATCTGTTCAGCATCGACGTTCAAGAATTCAGCCACATCGGCACCTGACCATTGATAGATTGCTTGATCGTCGTCTCCTGCTATGTACATCCGCCTGGCTCCGGCGAAAACCCTCCGTACAAAGTGCCATTGGGCGGTCGAGAGGTCTTGCGCTTCGTCAAGGATAACAACATCAACATCAAGAGGGCAGTCACACATCTCAATCATGTCAGCAAAATCAAACAGTTTGTTTTCAGTCTTGAAATCTTTTAGGGTTGACCGGAAGGCTTGAAACTCATGCCAGTTGATATCCATGTACCCGTCGAGATTCCTCCATGCTTCTTCAGGACACATGGTTCGTGCCCGGGCATACCCTTCGATGAACATATACTGATCGCCTGGGTGTCGGCCGTTCGGTAAACCTTCCTCCACGCCTTGGAAGTTTGAAAAGGGGATATTGAGGGCAGCGCCTATTTCTTTGAGGTGCTTTGTCTGGAGTACTTCGTTTTGTCGCAACCCGAGGAGCATGAACGCAAGACTGTGCAAGGTCCGAAAGTACGGCAAGTCTTTGGCACTAAAATTAAATTTCTCGCAAGCTCGTTCAGCAGCTTCGTGAGCTGCTTTTCTCGTGAACGAGCAGAATGCAATCCGGTCTGGGTCGACTCCGTTTTCAATTTCCTGCTCCATGATTTCAAGGAGCTTGGTAGTCTTGCCTGTCCCTGGAGGGCCGAGTATTAGCTGTGTTTTCAAAACGGCATCTCCTCAGGTGACGGTAACGGTGTGTCATCCACCTCAGTATAGGCATCAATTACGTAGCATTGACGGCAGTGACCTTTGATGTTCTTTTGCCTCTTTTCTCCGCGCTTTTTAAGGAGGGGACCTATTTCGTTTTCACGGAAATGTTTGAAGTTGTGTTGCACCAGATACCTGTAGAGCGGGCCAACCTGAACCCACACCTTATCAAGCTCCGTTTCGAGGTATGGCTTGTCCCTTAGGATTGCCTCGGGTGAGGTGGAGGTTTGGTTACCTGTCACATACCGTTTTACATACAACCAGAACAAGCCTTCGGGTGTTTCATCCTCAGCTTGGTGATGCTTGATTGAATCTGAAATCAGCTCATTTATCTTGCTATCCCAGACATCGGCTTTGAGGCGGGGTGGCTTGACGTCAAAGGTACTGGCGTGCCAAGAGATCCAAGCAGCTTGATCTTCCAGTTTGTCGGCATCCATTTTATACTTGCAGCCCTTGATATGAAAGATCCAATATGCAAGCTCCCCTGAACCTTCAGGAGGGATATATTTATGAACAGGCCGATCAACATCATCAAGTGGTGATGAAACATTCCTGGCGACGACCTTCTTTATGCCGTGCTGGCGGCGGTCGCATTCATCTTTGTTGCAATGCTGGCAAAGAGGTTGCTGTTTACATTTATATGCATACCCTGTTTTTCTTAAGCCTTTTATGATACCGGTGACCTCTTCAGGTGAGCCCGGGCCCATAAACCGGTTGTTGTATTCAGAGACCTTCTTCTCCCATATGTCAGGAAATGCTTTGCGAGCAAACACTCCCATTGAAAAGAGAGCGTCGTTGCGACTACCTTCCGGAAACCCTTCTGCTGTGAGGTATTGGATACACGGTGGCGCATCAATGAACTCGGCATCGTCATAGAATTCCAAGGCTCGGAGAACATCTGGTTGCAATCGCCTAAGCATTGCGTATTCAATAAATTCATCAGTATCAAGGACACGACCTTCACGAATACCGTACCTCAGTGTGACGTCAGCATCAAAATACGGCATATTCAACCAATTGCCGATATCTTGGGAGTTGACTGTGTCTTGTTTGGGAAATATTTCAGCAGTAGGGAATCCTATGGCGCCAGCAAGCATGGTCAGTTTGCTTCGCATAAGTTTTGCTGGTACAGGTGCCGTTGTGAAGAAAAAGACATGCGCTCCGCCACTCTTGCTGCGGCAGACAACGACTGGATATTTTGAGGACCACTTGTCAGCGAGACTTGTGACGTCGAAATCTTCATAGTGGTCGATGTCGATAACACCCCAGACACAAGTGTTGTCAGATTTAATGGGGATAACGCCAAGTCCTTTTTTGCCTTTAAGATGCAAGTCCCATAACTCAATGGTAGGCGGAGTGAGAAGCGTCAAGGCTTTCCCTGCTGCTTTGAGCCCTTTGCTGCCAGTTATTGTAAATTCACCGTGAGCCTTTTCGGACCCAGAAAATAATTCATAAAATTGCTGTGCAAGCTCTTTCATACACCCTCCGAGATAGAAGAAAAATATGGCCCGCAGCGTCCCACGGGCCATTGCACACCGAACCTAGAACGGTTCGGTCTCGGAGGTCATGTCAGCTTTGGCAACACCGGACCTTATCATCTCTTTGAACTTCTTGGCCGACTCATACAGAGCGGCTGATTGTACTGGTCCAAGGCGCTCAATCTTAACACCAAACCAAGAGAATTGATCGGAAGTTTCAGGGGTTGTTGTCAATTTATACATCTGGGAGTACATTGGTGCGATCGCACCAGACTTCAAAGTGATATTATTCATCATGGTCATCCACTTCTTTGACTTCTTAATCTGGGTGGATGTGAGCGCCATAAGGACTGGCTCGTGGGTGCCGTCAGGATTGACGACAATACAGTAATGCTCACGATTGTCTGTCAGAATATGGCCATTTGGCAGCTCGTTGCCGCGATCAGTTCGAGTTGTTTGTGCCATGAGAATGTCACCTTCGACAGCGTTGTGACTTCCTGCGAATGTTCCGCCTTCATTCAAAGGAGCTGTCCACTCTAGAATTGTCCGGCGGTAATGGCAAGGTACGACGACAATGCCTTCGTCACCCTTCATAACTGAATTTGTGACAGTGTTATACAGATCGCCTTCCTCGGCACCTTTGATATACGCGCCGTCAGACTTCTTGACCTGTGGGCTCATACTCTGGAGGATCTTTAAGAATGGGATGGCGTAGCTTGCTTGATCTGCTTCTTCAAAGCCAGACCCTGCATCAGCATCAAAGTCAATAACTGCTGGCACACCTGCTTCTTCCAACTTTGCGATTTCATTTTTTGCCATGATTTTCTCCTTGAGTTTGGTTAGCGGTTGTCTCCTCCGCTGAATATGCCCCTTGGGGCTAGCTATTTTTTGACAATCGCCTTGCGCACAGGGGCGATGCTGAAAAACTCTTCAGGAAACTCTTCACCTCGAGCTATCTGTTCTTTGATTGTGGCTTTCAGTGTCTGTGGGTGTACTGACAATGTTTCAGCTGCTGTAAAGCGGTTCTTTGAACAGAATGACATCAGCTCTTTGGCTTTCTCAGATTCGCCTCGAGCAAACTGTACCTCAACCTTGTCTTTAACGATGTCTCCGAGACCATTGTCATTTAGCCACTTGACCGCTTCGTTGAGAAAATCCTTACGAATAGAAGCGTAGATATCTTCTTTAATTGTAAGTTTCATCCCATTTTCAAGTTTGAACTCTCTCATTCCGATCTCAGACATCATCTCAGGGATGGCGACTTCTTGTACTTGGCGGAGCGCATCTTTAGCTGATTCGAGCAGCTTTTCTTGCAGTTCAACTTCTTCTTGCAAGACAAGAAGTCTTGCAACCAGACCAGACAACTGCGACAACTCTTCTTTCGTCGGTAACATTATATCACCCTCCTCTTTATGTTGACTTCAACTTCTATATAACTTCGTGCCATCTTATCCCATTTGAGTATTTTGAAATACCCATTGTTCACTTCACCCAGAACGGCCGCTGCTATTGCAATGGCTGAAGGATCTCCAGCAGCAACAAAATAGTCGTTGTCTGAGAAATCTTTGAAGACTTCTTTGAGGCGATTTATCGTCGGAGCTGAGGCGAAGGCTACAGGGCCTGGCGCGAGACAGAACACAAGTTCACCATATTCTAATGCTTTGGTGAAATCCATCATTGGTACCATCTGTCCTGTGGATGGATCCCGCTTAAGGGGTTCTTGTACTACAAATACTTTTGGCATGACTTTCTCTCCTTTATAACTCTATGGGTGAAATATAATGGACCATAGGTTAGATGTCAATTGATTTTTATATCCAGCTTTCGAGCGGCTCATCACCAGTAAGAAGATCGGCGAGGTCCTTTTTAGATCTGAGTGCTGCAACTACCTTTTCGTCGAGAGTTTCTTCAGCAATGAAGTCTATGTATGTGACATTGCAGTGCTGACCTATCCTATGGGCACGATCCTCGCTCTGCAATCTATTCTCTAAGGAGAAGTCGTTACTGAAATACACTACGGTTGTGGCGGCGTGAAGGGTGAGCCCCTTTCCTCCAGCTTGGACATGTCCAATGAAAAAGCGGCACGCAGGGTCACTCTGGAATCGTTGTATGTTATCTGCTCGACTTGCGTTGTCAACGCCTCCGTGATATTCGACGGCAGATTGCTCACCAAAAGTGCGTGTAATAGCTTCGCAGATTGCAGAGATTTCAGCTCTAAATCTTGCCCAGACGATGACCTTTCCATTTGTTTCCTCCAGTAGTTCTATGAGTGATTCAACTCGCAGGTTGACTTTGTCTATCGGCTGCGGTTTTTGTTCGATTACCTGTCCGGTCAACTCCATATCCTCGTTCATGACTAGCTCTGGGTCAGGTACAAAGAAGCCACCGACAATCTGTTGCAACCTGAGCATTTTCGTCATTGCAAACATCGCAGTCATCTCCTTACCGTCATGCTCAGCAAGGAGATCTTTTTTCATAGCCGAATACAATCTTTTTTGATTAGCAGACAATTCTACATATCTTTTTTGGTAGAGCTTGTCAGGCAGATCTAAACATTCGTCTTTTGTGACCCTGAAGCTGCAGGATTCAATCAATTTCTGGAGTTCGTCGAGACGCTGGTATCCTGTGATCTCAACGAAAGATTTTGCACCGAACTTTCTATTTTCTAGGATTGCGTAGCGATTTCGAAATGCATAGTATGAGGAGGTGTGGAGTATCTCAGGATCGAGAAATGCATACTGGGTGAAGATGTCGAGAGGACCTTGGGTGACAGGTGTGCCTGTTAATATTCGACGATATTTGGCGTGGACTCTCAACTTGAGCAGGTTCTTAGTTCTGACGGCTGTTGGGTTTTTGATAACAGAACTCTCATCTACGACGAGCAGCGTGTCAAATGCTATGAGAAAATCCTTTATAAACTTGACACCCTTCTCAGTTTGGAGCGCCTCGACGTTTATGGCCACAACTTTTAATCCGAGATGGGTCGTTGCGCTAAGCAGCGCCTTCGTCTCGCCAGTTTTGAGGGTAGACCCCCACCAAGCCCCTTTGTAGTCGACGAAGTCAGGTGAGTGCGCTGGAAATTCATTGAGAATCCAGTTTCTATGAACTCCATTCGGGGCAACGATAAGAACCGCATCTATCTTTCCGCGAGACCAGAGCCATCCTGCTGTATCAACTATGACTTTGGACTTGCCTGTCCCTTGCTCCATAAGCAAGGCAAACGATTCCATATCACGAGAACGCAAGAATACATCAAGCTGGTGGGCGAAGGGTTCTGTCTTGAACTGAAAATCTCTCATCTTTATACCTCAATGACGTTATATCTCTATATTATAGTAGACGCGAAAAATTGTCTATTGAATTTTGCTTTATATATAGCACTTTGAAATATGATTAAAAATTTTTTGTTCTAATGTTCAAGAAAATACCCGTCTAAGGTAAATTATTAATATCCTTAATACATATTAAGGATATTAAGTTAATATTAGCTCTAATGTTTGTAACCTATTGAAATTATATGTGGTTATTAGACATATTAAGTATATTAGGTGTTTGAAATGGATAATAAATTTTTTTTATTTTATTTTGATCTGCTATATATATAGCAAAACCCCTTGAAAAGGAACAAGGGGTTTTGATTGCTTATTACCTACGCCTTAAGTCCAGCATATCTATTCAGCTCGGGAATGATCTTGCGCCGGATAAAGGTGTCATCAACCGGCTGCGTGGTGTTGATGCTCAGGTTAATAGTGGCCCCCGACTGCTGCATAGTCCCCACCTGTCCCCCGGTTGCCATCGCCAGCCTCGGCGCGTTAATGGTCATCTGCGGTATGCTGATGCCGTTGATCCTGTCTGCCAGCATCCGGCCAGCATTGGATAGAGGGTTGTTCATGGCTGCCATGACTGCGGTGCCCCAGTGCGACACAGCAGACGGATTGATTACCCACTCGCGAGGGTCCAGCCAGCGGAGTTGGGTGTCGCCGG